AGGAAAAGACCAACATATAAACTAAGAAAAAACAAGGAAAAATCACTTGATATTGTGCGAAATTATTATCTAATGAATGGGCGGCATGATGTAATTTAAGAAAAACCTCCTTGATTTCAAGGGGGTTTTTCTCATAACCATATCGTTTTTGGTGCCATTTTGGTGCCGATTTATAAATTTTCGAGTTTTCTCATGAGTTCTCCAAACTTTTGGGAAGCCTCTTTTTTTCGATCTTTGGTAACGTGTAGATAAACTTGAGTTGTTGTTTCATCATCTACATGCCCAAGACGATCCATGATTTGATATAACTCCACCCCAGCTTCTGCAAGCAGGGACGTATGAGTATGGCGTAGAGAATGAGGAGTAAGGCGCTTTGTAATGGAAGGCAATTTCCTTAATACGGCTTCCATACGATTTTCAACAGTCTTAATAAAATGTGGATAACCGTAATATGGTGGATTCATTCGAGCGAATACAAAATCACCATCGTAATAATCTTTCCCAACCTGTAGTTTTATTTCCATTTGTTTTATTCGGTGTTTTTGTAAAACCTTTATGACCTCATCTTCCACAATGATTTTACGTATAGACCCCTCTGTCTTTGGCGGGAGCAAGGTAAATTTCTTTGTGTTGTTAGTTGGATTGTAATAAGTCTTCGTTATATTTATGGTTTTTTCTTCAAAATCGATATCCTTCCACTTTAATGCAACCAATTCTCCAACACGTAATCCAGTCCATGCTAAAACAAAAAGCATTGTATAGGTTTCTTCGTCCATCTCTTTAGCTTTATCCAAAAACAGTTTCAGTTCATGTTTTTCGAGATATTGTTCCTGGATCTTTGTGTTTTCGATATCCTCCACCGTTTTCTTGTCCTTTGGAATAAAAGCATATTGAGTAGGATCCTGAAGAATTAAATCTTGTTCCATGGCCCTTTTAAATATCATCCGAGCTGTACTATGAATACCGGATATCGTGCTGTGTGCTAATCTTTTGTTCCTCTTTAGATCAATTAGAGCATTTTGGTACATCTTTTTTGTGATGTCTTTTAGTTTGTATCGAGCAAAGTATCTGTTTAAATGACCGATTTCATGATGTCTTACCCTAATTGTACTTATTTTAACATCGGTCACAGCGTAGACGGATAACCACTCTTCAGCCATTTCTTCGAAGGTAATATTCCCTTTTGTATCTAAATTTCTTAGCCCCAACTGATATTCCAGTTCCTTAGCAGCGTCTTGTGCATCTTTTTTCTTTAGAAATCCACGTCGTACTATTCTCCGGCGGTTCCCGGTTTGAGGATCAATGCCATTTTCAATCACAAACATCCAGCGTTCGCCTTTTTTGGTGTCATACTTTTGAAAGCGTGCCATTTGAACATGCCTCCTTTTAAGAATGTATGTTCTGATTGCTGTTAAAAAGAGAAGCCCATGATACAGGGCTTTAAATATTCTTCTACAGATATATTTTGATTGATAATATTCAAACCTTTTTCTGCTTGGGCGACGAGTTCATTTGCTGCTTTTTCAGCCCCTTTCTTCGTCGTAAAACCACGACGTGTGGTTTGTCACCGTTTCCCTGTTGCGGGATCGCGTTCTAATCCACAGTAACGGACCATGTATAACCCTTTGCATTTTTTGCAGGCACTTTGCGGAAATAAGCCATTGTCGCTCCTCCTCATTCCATATATTTTAAAATAGCGAGGGAGGATGGATGGTATAATTTATCGAGTTTTTTCCTTGTAACGATCTATTTCCTGCATGTAGCGAATGATTTCTTGCTGTTCTTCATATGTAAGGCTCTTATAATCATCGATAAAGAACGAACCACCATGCGTTTTTAAATAATCAAGCAAAGGACGGGAGCCATCATTTTCGATGGTGGACGCACCCGGTTCGGATGTTGAAGTTGATTCCGCGACAAGCATAGAAAACTGCTCAGACATAGCACGATAAAACTGATAGCTGTTCCATTGTTCTACAAAACGATCCCATCGTTTTTTTGCGAAAAACGGCTCAACTCCAAAGGTTTCGCTAATAACATAAACGATCTCTTTCTCAGTGTATGGAAGTTCTAAATTCAGCAGCATAAATGTCGGTGCACAAAAGTGAAGAGCGAAGTTTGCAGCTTGGGCCTCTTGAAGCTGCACCATGGACTGTGGCAGCATTATTTGGTTCCCAGAGTGCCGAAGCACATGGCAGAGTTCATGGCCGAAATCCTGCCATTGCTGTTGCCGGGGCAAGCGGCGGTCAATGATGATGCTGTAAGTTCCGTTCCGATCAATGGCCGTGCTGCGAATATCGGCAAAATGCAGCCAAATATTGAGCTTAGCGGCAATATCGATCATATCCAGCTGATATGGCTCAGTAATCGATAAATGTTGGTATAGGTCTTGAATATATTGCTCAAGTGGTGTGAATTGGTACAATGCGAAGTTCATGGAAATCACCTCAATACCATTATAGGAACGTTTGTTTGGTTTTGCAAGGAAAAGAAAAAGCCCTTTATAGGGCTTTATAACATTGATGAGTTATATACATTCAAATATTTTGTTGAATCATCGTATTTTGTTTTTTTTGAAAAAAACATATATTCAATGCCTTTTGTTTTATTCTGTGCACTATAAGTTAAATAGTATTCAAGGTAATTTAGGTCGGCATATAATTTTTTTATTTCATTATTATGATCGTAAGTAACAATCCAATTCCTATTTTTTAGGTCAGTCTGAATCTTCTTAGCCAATTCAGTATGATCGTTTTTAGTATAAAAGTTTGTATATAACGATGGACCTTTTTCATAATAAGGAGGGTCAAAAAATGTAAAAGAATTCCTTGTTTTTTTTATTACTTTATCTATAAATTCAATAGCATCCATGTTATATACTTTAATGTATTTTTTTTTGCTTGATATTAACCTGATTTTGCGGATAATATCGTCTTTATTAAATCGACAATCTAATTTGTAAATTCCTTTTTGTTCTTTGCCGCCAATAACGCCGCCTTTGATAATTCCTGATCGATTTGTTCGATTCAAGAATAAAGTGGAGAAGCCGAGAGTCAAAGCATCAGCATTATTTTTGGCTTCTTGAATCTCTTTTTGTTTATACCACTCTTCAATCGTTATGTTGCAATTTTGGATTTTGTCAATCAATTCTTCAGATTGGTATATTACTGAATACCAAAATGAATAAATTGATTTATCATAATCGTTAATAATTATTTTTTTTACATCATTGTTAAGTAATAAGGCAAGTGCTATGCCTGCACCACCTGCAAATGGCTCAATATAGGTAGTACTACCATTCATCCCAATTAAATGCCTTATAAATTTGTAAACTTTTGCTTTTCCTCCAGGGTATCTTAGAGGAGAATAGGTTCCCATTTTATATCACTCCTGGCCTAATTATAAATCAACAAATTACTTTTGGCCAGCGTTTTTTGCTAACAATTCATCTAGTGTCTCGATAACAGTTGAGATTTTACTCCATGCTTCTAATAGTTCACTCTGATCAGGATAATGAGTACCAGAATGGATGTAATAATTGATAATTTGCATTGCCGAAGCTTTATTGTTATCTGTAAAAGTAACATAAATTAATTCGTAAGTATTAGCATAATCTTGTATTACATTTTTTAGGTGGTTGTATATATCATCAAATATTAATTCCCTCAAACTTTTTTTTCTTTTTTCTCGCTGAGGAGGAATATTTTTCATTTTATATTGATGATGCCGATCTAGTGAAGCGAAGTAATCTATATATTCGTGTACATATGTTTCAAGTATACTTCTAATTAAATACATCGCAGAAACAGGGTTTTCCTTATAATTTATCTGGGCAATTTCTTTTAAAATCTGATTAATTCTTGAATTCTTACGATATTGGTTTTTAAAAGGTATTGCCTTAGTTAAAATATCAAAATCCCTAATGTCTTTAGGAGGTCGTCCTGAAGTTTTTCTACTATTATCTTTATTGATCTTATCGTTATTGCTTTCCGATTCTTGGTTGAAATTTCCTGTGGGAGACTCATCTCCATTGGAATTGTTCTTATCAGAACTATCTTGGTCTCGATTATCTTGATTTGAATTTACTTTATCCCAATCATTTTGATTAAAGAGATCTTTCTGAGAACTCTCCTTATAGTTATTCTGATTTAAGTTATTCTGAGCAGTAACTATTTTCTCGTTATTTTTAGTAGTTTGATTATCTTTATTTGTGATTGTTTCAATATATAATTCTTTCCAAGGTTGATGTTCATTGTTTAATAAATATTCTTGAGCAAATTTTTGTCTGTCTTTTTTATGGCGAAAGGTATTCACATTAAATTTTTTGGTTAAAAGTCCATCCAATATAAAGTACAGTTTTTGTTTCGAGTTATCGTTAATTAATGTGATTTTTTGATTTTTTCTGTCCATGGTTAAACCAATTGCATCTCTCATATCTGGGTCAGATATAATTCTTTCTATAGTTGTTAAACCGAAGTTATCTCTGATTTCAGGATGAATACCTTTTAGAAATTCGAGTAAATACTTCCTAAAGGCGTCTGTTGATTGAAATCTTACTTTACTTTCTGTATCCCAGTTAAGCCTCCCTGCACCTTTGTTTTCGCCAGTATGCTTTAATTCAATGAAATGGTGTTTAATACCTTCGTCATCAATAATAACGCAATTAATCTCTTTTATATTACTATAAGAAAATTTTTCTTTTATTTTTTTCACTTGTCTTATGAATTTATCACGATTTTTAGTAAAGTGAGGGGTTATATCTGGATCGTTTAAAATTTTAACTGCTGTTACTCGTCTATTGCCTTCATCGGCTATATATACTCCTAATTTTTCGTCATAAGAAACGATTAAATTTTCACTTGGATCTAATCCGTACTGAGCGATATCTTTAATTAATTCTAATATTTTACCTTGATTTACTATTAAATCCATTTCTTTTAGTTCATCTTCTTGGGGTTCATATCTCGGATTTAATATATTAACATGTATTTTATCAATGTTAATAGTTTTGAACTTATAAGCCATAATGACACCTCTTTGGAAATCGGTTGTAATATTAGGTATATATTTACTTTAATAATATCTAGTTTTGTTAACTAAAAATAAAAATACAAAATAATACATAAATTGACATTACATAAACAAAAATATACACGCTTTTGACAGCGTGTTATTTTTATTTATTACGATTCTTCCGATCGCCCTCGCTCTTCAAGATCTCCCATATCTTTAGAAGCTGCTCTCGTCGTTCTTCCGGTGCTTCGGCCAATTCTTTAAAGAACAATCCGAGTGACGGGTCTTTCAACTCTTCTGGAATGCCGTTGCTTTCTCTCGGATTCGGATCGTCGGTGCGGCCGAGCAAGTAGTCGGTGGTGACGTTGAAAAAGTCGGCGAGTTGTTTTACGAATTCAAAGGATGGCTCCCTCTCGTCCCTTTCATACATTCCAATCGTACTTTCACCAAGACTGAACTTATCTGCTAAATCTTTTTGGGTCATATTCATTTTTTTCCGCAGGAAGCGGAGCCTCTTACCAAAAGTCATAATGATCACCTACCACAAATTTTAACACAAAGCGTGTGAACAAAAACAAAATATTTAAAAAACAACACAAAAAGTGTTGACAACACAATTTGTGTTGTTTAGTATTTTAATCAAGGACACAAAATGTGCAGTTAGTGGGGTGATTAAAGATTGGATAAGCAAAAAATAGCTGCAATTTTAGTTGAATTACGCGGAAACCGTTCTAGGGAAGAAGTAGCAAATGCCCTTGGAATAAGTATTAGTGCTTTACAAATGTATGAAAATGCGAAAAGAGTGCCCAAGGATGAAATTAAACTCAAAATAGCTAATTATTATGGGGTTCCAGTAGAATCTATTTTTTTTAAATAACAACCGCACATTTTGTGTTTTTGTCACAAGAATCCAACCACACGTAAGGAGGTGAAATCGAATGACGATCGAACAACGCTTGGCTGATTTAGAAGCGCGTATCGCCAAGTTGGAAAAAGAAGTCGCCGCGGCAACGGCGACCGAGAAACAAGTGGATGTAAACAGAATTGTTAAAAATCTGGAAAAGCAACTTATTAATTCTGCGCATTGTCAGCGATATTATTAACCATTTTTTGCAGAAGTTTCACGGTAAAGATTTTGTTAATCGTTATCAGCTTGGCTGTCAGCGCCGGTAATAAGCTTTCGAGTCGACCAGAATTGTTCAAGTCCGATTTAAGCTGCTCCATTTCTTTTTGAATAATTTCTAACATTTCTTGATCGACTTCTTTTGCTAATGATGGGACATCAACCTTTTCCAAGATTCTTCACCTCCTTCCTCGCAACACTATTCGACAGGAAGGAAAAAACCCCTGCAAAAAAGGAGGTGATCTAACATTGCCAAGAACAGTTATCACCTTTGACGAACTCGAGGCTAACTTGTTTAAAGCGCGCATGGAAGAATTGTTTCGGCAGGCTTATGAAAAAGGGGTTGAAGACGGCATGAAGCGTTTTTCATACCCGCCAGTTCTAACCAATAAGCACATAGCCGAAATCCTTCAAATCGCCATGCCGACTGTTATCAAAGTGACTTCGAATCCTACTTTTCCAAGGCTGATAAACATTAAAGCGCGTTATCCACGCGACGCTGTATTCCGGTGGATCGAAAACAATACTGAATATTTGAGAAAGGTGATTAAATGAAACAACTGGTTTTTCTTGTTAATAACCAACCGGTAACGGACAGTCTGATTGTCGCAGAAGTATTTGGTAAACGACATGACATTGTATTACGGGATATTGAAAATCAAATAACCAAGCTCCAAGAAGCAGGTGAACAAGAATTTTCACTCCACAACTTTGAGGAGTCAACATACACAAATGAGCGTGGTCGTGAATATCGAAAAATTAACATGACAGAAGATGCTTTCGCCTTAGTTGCTATGAGCTATGTAACACCTGAAGCTATGAAAATGAAAGTTAAGTTTCTTCAAGAATTCAAACGGATGCGGGAATACATCCAAAATAACAAGGTAAAAGTCCTTGATGATCGTACAGCATTGATTCAATCATTAAAACTCACTGCCGAAACTGCAGAAAGAACAGATGAACTTGAAAAAATTGTGAGTCAGCAGCAACGTAAAATTTTAGAAATCGAGTACAAAGTAGATGAACAAATCACACTCACAAGCGGCGAACAACGCCGACTTCAAAAAGGCGTCGCTCAAAGAGTATATGAGCTTGAAACGGATCCGAAAGAGCGATCCCGTCTTTTCCGCGAACTATATAGGGAAATAAAGGATCGATTCGGCGTCGCCAGCTACAAAGACGTGAAGAGAAAAGAGTTACAAGCAGCATTGCGCTATATCGAAAGTTGGGTTCCTAAAAAGGTTTCATAGTAATAGTTTAGCATTTTATGACAATTTCAATGGTAGAAAGGGGAAATGAAGAAGTGAAACGTGGTAGAGCGGCCGACGCAGCGAGGGAGGCGCGGCATGCGACGGGGATGACCCAGCAGCAGCTTTCATTTGAAATTTACGAATCTCGCGAATCGGTGTCGCATCAGGAGAACGGGCGATACCGGGTGCAACCAAACGTCTCGAAGTATTTCGCGGAAAAGCACAACAATCCGTGGGTGGCGATGGAGGCAGCGGCCGAGTACACCGGATGGGGTCCGGTGAAGCTGGATGGTGAGGTCGTGGATCTCCATCGGGCCAGTGTCGCGATGAAAACAAAAGAGGAGTTGATGGAGGCATTGCAGGCGATTGAAAGCGTCTGCGTCGCTAATCACCCTCGATCCATTCGGGAGTTTGATAAACACCACTTAGAAGAGGCCATTATGCAAGCCATTGATGCGATCGTCGCACTGACGCAATACGTTGCGGTCATCTGCGTAGACTATGGATTTTCATGGTTGAAGATGTGGCAACAACACCGTGCAAAACTGAAAGCCAAAGGGTTTATTAAGCGTTAGGAGGAAGATCAAATGAAGCATCCTTTTCGCTTTGAACTTTCCGTGTACGGTGTTGTTCTAAGTGCGATGAGAGGCTACCGCGCGCTACTTACGGATCAGCAGAAAAGGCTTTTCGACGTTGCCTACAACAAGGTTCTCGCTACTAACAAGCCGGAGTTGGACGGCATGGAAATGATTTTGATTGTGAAAGCATTGAGAAGGAGAGCTAATCTCTTTCTGCTACTGGGGAAACAAGCAGAGCGAGACATCTATCTGGAACTAGCAAACTGGATCGATAGAGAGCGACAAAAATTCCAGTACCAATTTTATTGTTCGTCTATTAAACGCTCGCTGTGATAAGAAAAGGAGGTGAATGAGAGTGCAAGATTCGATCATGTTGCAAGAAGTGGATTTGCTCCAGAAATCATTACGGTGCATCGAGTATATACAAGAATCGCTTCAAAACCACGATTATGAAACAACAAAAATCGAAGTGTCCGAGCTACAGTTTCTAGTGGCGCAATTGCAGGAATTAGAACAAAAGAAAGCACGCCGCGCAAAATTAATAGCGACTGTCGAAAATATGCGACGACGTGGCATCCAAATTGACTTTGTATCGCAGATGTTAAGAAGGGAGGGATAGTGCTTGCAGGCCAAGCAAACGAAAGTGGATCGGTACGGTACACCGATTGATGGAACGCATATTTTCGTCGATTGGAACAGATTTGAGGAAGTGCACTGTGACAACTTAGAAAAGTATTTACATGACGTTTATGGCATATCAATCGAATTTTTTGGAAGATAAAAAGCTCACTTGGCAGAGTGAGCTCATGAAAAACAATTTGAACTACTTACAGTATATCGATCTTTTTAAAAGAAAACAAGGAGGGAACATCGTGAAAGAGATTCGATTGCTTTCGCTGTCATTGAAAAATTTCAAGGGAATTCGCTCTTTTTTCCTTGAAACCAACGGTGAAAATGTTCGAGTATTCGGAGACAACGCGACTGGAAAAACAACGTTATTCGATGCGTTCATGTGGCTGCTATTTGACAAGGATTCAAATAACCGCAAGGACTTTGCAATCAAAACGCTTGATAAACAAGGGAACGTACTGCACAACTTAGAGCACGAAGTAGAAGGCGTGTTTTGCGTTGATGGGAAGCAACTAACGCTGAAAAAAATGTTCAGTGAGAAATGGACCAAGAAACGCGGATCCGTACAGGCGGAATTCACTGGACATACCACAGACTATTTTATCGACGGTGTACCAGTGAAGAAAAAAGAATATGACGAATTGATCTCCAATTTGATTGATGAGGATGTTTTCAAACTTTTAACTTCCCCGACATACTTCAATGAGCAGTTGAAATGGCAAGATCGACGCAAGATTCTGCTTCAAGTGTGCGGCGATATTACGGATGAAGAAGTCATCGCAAGCAATGCATCATTAGCAAAGCTTCCAGAAATTTTAAGGGGTCGGACAATCGAAAATCACCGCAAAGTCATTGCGGCACGTAGAGCTGAGATTAACAAGGAACTTGAAAAAATTCCGATCCGTATCGATGAAATTCAAAGAAATTTACCTGATTTGAACGGGCTTTATAAAGATGTGTTAGAAGATGAGATTGCACAGATTGATTCTTTTATTGAAACAAAGAAAGACATCATTTCAAATATTCGGAATGGTAACGCAATCGCTCAAAAACAAAAAGAGATTCAAGAGATCGAGATTGAACTCCTCCAAATTAAACAACAGCACGAAGCTGGCTCCAAAGATGAAGTGTATAAGTTAAAAGCCCGGATCCAAGAAGAACAATCTAACCTAAACATTTTGCAACAAAAAATTGAAAACATCAGCTACCAACAAAAATACAATAATGAAAATATTCAATCCATCGAAAAACGATTGGAAGAACTGCGAAATGAGTGGTATCAGGTCAATTCGGAAGCATTCAAACACGAAATGGATTGCACTTGTCCGACATGCGGCCAAGCCTTACCTGAAGAACAAGTAGAAGCGGCCCGAGATAACGCTTTGAAGCAGTTCAATTTAGCGAAGGTCAAACGCCTTGAAGATATTCAATCTAAGGGCAAGCAAAGCAAGGAACAAAAAGAGCACTTTGTTGCTGAAAACTCAAAGCTTGATAAAGAACATGAAAAGCTTTCAAGCCAGATCAAAGAAAAGAAAGACCTCTTAAGCAAGCTGAACAATCAACTGCAAGCGGTTGAAAGCACCATTGTAGACGTAACAGAAAATGCTCAATATGCGGCCAAGCTCGAAGAAAAACAACGGATCCAAAAAGAAATTGAGGAATTGCAGGTCGCGGCGAATGAATCCATTCAATCGATTCAAATGGGGATCGCTGAATTGAGATCGAAACGCAGTCAACTGGAAAGTGATTTAGCCAAATTTTCTCTCGCTGAACAAGCGGAAAAACGAATCCAAGAGCTTGAACAACAAGAACGTGATCTTGCTGCGGAATTTGAAAAACTTGAACATGAATTGTTCCTTACAGAGGAGTTTATCCGAACGAAGGTAAACCTTCTGGAAGAGAAAATTAATAGTCGATTCAAATATGCCCGGTTCAAGCTCTTTGAGCAACAAATCAACGGCGGACTAATGGAAGTATGCGAAACACTTTATGAAGGCGTTCCATACGGATCCGGTTTAAATAACGCGGCCAAAATCAACGTCGGTTTGGATATCATCAACACTTTATCTGAATTCTACGGATTCAAAGCGCCTATCTTTGTCGATAACGCGGAAGCTGTAACAAAGTTCATAGATGTCAACTCACAAGTGATTAGCCTAGTCGTTTCAGAAAAGGACAAGCAGCTGCGAGTTGAATTCCCTGAAAAACAAATGAAGGAGGCTATCTAATATGAGTAATAATCAATTGGCGTTAGTAAAAAAAGATGTCGTGGATGTTGTTGCGACGAAGGTGAAAGAGTTCCAGGAACGTGGAGAAATCCACTTTCCTGCGAACTACAGTCCGGAAAACGCAATGAAAAGTGCTTGGCTCATTCTTCAAAGTACTTATGATCGTAACAAAAAGTCGGCATTGGAAGTTTGTACAAAGGACAGCATCGCAAACGCTCTGCTTGATATGGTGGTTCAAGGTTTAAACCCAGCAAAAAAACAAGGATACTTCATTGTCTACGGAAATCAGCTTGTATTTCAGCGCTCCTACTTTGGAACAATGGCTGTGACGAAACGAGTCACCGGAGCAAAAAGTATTGATGCTGCAGTCATCTATGAAGGTGACGAGGTTGAATATGAAATGGAGAATGGCCGAATTATCAATCTCAAGCATAAGCAAAAGTTTGGCAATATTAACAAAGATAAAATCATTGGAGCGTATTGCACCATTGTTTTACCGGATGGAGAAGTTTATCACGAACTTATGACAATCGATGAAATTCGTAAGGCTTGGTCTAAGTCGCAAATGTGGGGCAAAGATCAAACGGAAGAAAGAAAAGGAAGTACTCATGATGATTTTCGCCAAGAAATGGCTAAGAAAACAGTCATTAACCGTGCTTGTAAAAAGTTTATGAATTCAAGTGACGATAGTAGTTTGCTAATACAGCATTTCAATAGACAGGACGAAATCATCGAGGAAGCCCAAGTACAAGCAGAAATCGAAGAAAATGCAAATAAGGAAATTATCGACATTCCCTATGAGGAAATAGAGGAGTTGCGACAAGAGGAATCCGTACATTCAGCAGAACCCATTCAACAAGAAATGCCACTAGAAGGAACAGAAGGGCCTGGATTCTAATGATCGAAATTCGCGCACTGGCTTCAGGGAGCAAGGGGAACTGCTATCATATCACAGATGGGCATACTTCCTTGCTCCTAGAAGCAGGGATACCATTCAAAGACATTAGACGAAAGTTACACTTTCAAACATCAAATATTGCGGCTTGTTTAATCAGTCATGAACACAAAGATCACTGCAAGGGCTTAAATGACGTGCTCAAGGCGGGAATCAATGTTTACATGTCAGAAGGTACAGCTACGGCTATCGATGTGAAACATTACAGAATTAAAACTGTACAAGCAAAACAGCCGTTTCAACTTGGAACATGGACTATTCTGCCGTTCGATGTCCAGCATGATGTTTCGGAGCCGTATGGCTTCCTATTGATGAACCAGCAAGGAGAAAAGCTTTTGTTTGCAACTGATACCTATTATATCAAGTACAAGTTTCAAGGCCTTACACACATCATGGTTGAATGCAATTACTCTTTGAGAATATTGAACGAAAATATCGCTTCTGGTCGAGTGCCAAAAGTGTTGAAAAAACGATTGTTGCGCAGCCATTTCAGCTTAGAAAATGTCAAAGAGTTCCTAAAAGCTAACGATTTAAGCAAGGTGCAAGAAATATGGCTACTGCACCTTTCGGACACAAATTCCGATGCTGATCTGTTCAAAAGAGAAATACAGGAACTAACCGGTAAGATGGTTTTTGTTCCTTAATGAAGGAGGGGAGAACAACATGAACTACATAAAAGAGCTTAACGCATTCTATGATTGGCTCGAACTAAATGAACTGTCGCCATCAGCAATTAATTTATGGTATGCACTCATGCACATAAATAATAAGGCTGGATGGACAGAAACATTTACGGTGGCCGAATCGGTGTTATGCGTTAAGACTGGTTTGACGGATCGAACCCTTCGTAAAGTCAGAAACGAGTTGAAGCAAAAAGGACGTATTGACTTTGTTTCTCGAAAAGGCGGCAAAGCTCCAATCTACAACATCATTCCTTTTGAACCCTCGGAAAAATCCGCGGAAATAAATTCCGAGGAATTAAAAGCTACGGAAATAAATTCCGCAGGTAGTGCCGGAGATAGTTCCGTAGGTCGTTCCGCAGGTAGTGCCGGAGATAGTTCCGCATTAATTAAACAAAACAAAACTAAACAAAACGAAACTAAAAAAGAAAGAGAAGAAGAGCGCGCGCGTGATTTTCGAGAGGTTGTCAGTTTTTTTGAACAAAACGGTTTTGGAGCAGTTGGTGGGTATATAGGCGAGAGAATGGCCGCTTGGATTGATGATATGTCTAAGGAAATTGTCATAGAGGCTATGAAAACGGCGGTAGAGAACGGCGCTAAAACGTGGGGTTACGTTGAAACTATTTTGCGCGACTGGTGTCAAAAAGGAGTTCAAACTGTTGAACAAGCTCGAGCCGTGCAACTGGCGTTCAAAGAGCAGCGATCGAAAAATCGAAGCGATAACGTCTCTAATCGCCGAAAAACAGTACGAACCGAAATGCTTCCAGAATGGTTCAATCCTGACTATTCGCAACACGAAGACGAAAAACAACCTAGCGAAGAAGAGTTGGAACGCAAACGGCGTGAGCTAGAAGAACGGCTGAAAAAATACCGCAAAGAAGGAGATTTAGCAAGAATATGAGCGTTCGAAAAGAGGGAAACGCGGTGGATTGGTCAAGGGCAACACTCAAACAGTTGTACATCATTCTTCACTACGAAAAATGCCCTGCTTGCTACAAACAGCAGGCGCAGAATGAAATGAAACGCCGATTGGGAGGAAAAACGCATGGATAATCGCCAAGCATTAGGATATATGCTATTGGCCTGCAAGCGGTTGGGATACAGCAAGGAGCAGGCACGGGAATTGTATCGTGAAATGTATTATTCGTTTGACTTATACACGGAAGAAGAAGCAGAGGAAAAAGGGCTTGAGTGGTATCACTCACTGGATGAATAAAAGGGTGAAACCATTGAATTGTCCTGTTTGTAATCGTCAATTAAAAAGTCAGAAAAGTATCGAACGCGGAATGGGACCTGTTTGCGCAATAAAACTCCTAGAGAAAGAGAATGAGCCACCTAAGGGGCAAATGTCCATTGATGAATACCTTCAAGAGGGGGATGAAGTCGATATGTGGTCCAGCTAACGCTTAAAGAACGAAACCGAGTATTCGAGGTTGCTAGGAAAAACGCGAAGTGATATATCGTATTCGACACAAAATGTGTAGTAAGGGGTGAAACAATGGAGTGCGAACATAAGGCAATTGTTTTATCTAATACCATAGGTAAGAAATTGGCTACAGGTGGTTATGAAGTAGATTTTCTTGTCCAATGTAGTAACTGCAATAAAGAACTTTTTCGAGTAAGTGAATATAAAAGAGAAATAGTCAACTTATCAAAACATTAACTGAACAGTTCGACGATGATACGAAGGGGGAGAAAAGGCCAGGATCAATTCCTGGCTTTAGAAATTGACATGCTGATGTAGGAGAGAAGTGCGATGAGATTAAAAGAATTACAAATTGATCCTAGTACAATGCGACTAGAAATTGATATAATTGAACAAAAAGGGAGTTTTGCAATCGTGGTGTGTGACGGGAAAGCTAAATTAGCTGAGCTGCCGGCGCATGGAGAAACGAAAATTGTTACGCATCAAGGGAAAGTGAAGCGTATTAGGTTTGATGAGGGGGAAGAGTTTTGATAAATGAAAGTCAAAAAATTCAATAGATCCGATAATAAAGGAATATTAAGTAATTCAAAAAACGCCCTTGTATACATGCAAAAAATCATTCAAAAAACGGGTAAACCAAAAACATTAGCCGAAATACGTGTTTTTGCTGAGTTTTTGGCTTACCATAATACGTCATCTGACTTAGACTATCTAGAAAATGATATTAAGAATCATATAGAAGCGGTTGAAAAAATGAGATCAGTGATACCGCCTATACTTATGAACTTTTTAGGACTCCTCTTTCCTTTGCTTTATTATCTTGTGATGCCAAGTGGAATAATGATCCTTGGTTGGTTTGTTTTCTATGGAATTATAATACCTGTTATCTTTAAAATCCAATATAATCTGATAAGTTATTATTCATACAAACTATATATCCAAGAGGCAAAAAAAATTATTAAATGTTCTACCAGCCAACTGGAGGACACTGAATGAATGCTTTAAGCGTTTGTTTGGTGTCCTCTTTTTATTTAAAGGAGGTCATTTGCATGAATAAGCTGATCCAACAATATAAAGAGTCATTAAAGGCGGCAAGGAAAATGTATAGAAGCGCCACTGTTGAGGATAAAAAAGTGATTGCTGGAATGATCTCTGACTTAGAATTTACTATTGAATGGATGGAAACAGGGAGACAGCCTGGGAACCGTCGCGGTATTGAACGACGTGCTGCTTATCAACGTGAACGATCGTTTGATCCATTGTTAATGCAAAAATATTTCCGTTCCAGTGAACCGGTATATGAGTGGGACGATCACGAAAAAGAAGATGTCATTACGAGTTGGGATCGGGAGCGTATTGAGGATGCTTTATCTGTGTTAACGGATCGGGAACGGGAAGTGTATCTGATGTCCAGAGGACACTGTCTCTCATATAGCCAGATTGCGAATTACCTTTGCGTTTCTTCGAGTAGTGTTCAAAAGATGATCGAGCGAGCAGAGAAAAAAATCAAAAGACGTATCCATGAAAGCCTCTTCTGCTTATGCGGATGAGGCTTTAAATTTTGTATAAATTTATAATAAAATAGAGTAAAATACATAAGTGAGAGGAGAATACATATTGGATGTAGTACTTATCATAATTATTGTTTTCCTAACTACATGGTGCATCTCTCTTTATCAAAAACAAAAGCAAATAAAACAAACCCTTTCACAAGTGCAAGCTCAAGCAGCTGTAACAGTACAAATGGAAAAAGAAAAAGAGAAAAATCAATATGAAAACAAAATGGAAAAGGTGAAACAAGTAGTTGCGAAAAAAATACATGAATATGAAATTGAAAAAAAGGAATATCAAGCACAGATAAGCGATTACAAAGACAATATCAAAAAATGCGAGAAAACAATAAGTGAGCAATCGAATCAAATTGAGGAGTTACATAATCAGATAGATAGTCTCAAAAGAATGCAACGAAATAGAGGAGAGGTCATAACCCATAAAATATTAACAGATTTGAAGGATCGATTGGTACGTGAGGGAAAAATAAACCGTAATGAAATGATTGTTATTCCAAATGTGTTTGTTCCCTATACGGAAAATAAGGTGATGAAAATGAGACAAATAGATCACCTAGTGTTACTTCCGACGGACATATATATCATTGAAACTAAGTATTGGAAAGGGAAAGTGCTTCATGGTTTGACCAAGGAAAAAGCTGGTGATTTCTCTTTTATTTTGGACGCTTTATTTCCTAAACAACAGAGCGATGCGGAACAAACTATAGTTTTTGTTAAAGAAAATATTAATGACAATAATGAGACAGGTTCGATGAAAATTGTGTCATATGAAAATCCATCAAAGCAAGTCATGAATGCAATGGGCAACTTAAGAGCTTATTTAATGGACTTAAATCAAAAATTCAACTATGTTGAACCAATTCTTTACTATGGATATGATTCTGATGATTTTAATGAAGTAACCATCTATTCAGAAAAAGGTAAACCAAATGTTTTTAAATCAGAAAAGGAGTTAATAGATTATTTTGAGGAGCAATTAACAAAAAGGAAGAAATTTACTGTAAAGGACTTAGAAGAAATAAAACGGATAGTGGAGCAGGTTAATTATATTTCATGATTTGGGCTTAAATAAAAGGAGAATATTGCCATGAAAGTGAAAGAACTCATTGAAGAACTGCAAAAATTAGAGCAAGATGCAGAAGTGCGTATCAATCTTCTAAGGGGAATGCGACCACTTGGAACAAGACCTATCCAAGAAATTTCATCTTGTATTGATTTGGATAAAAACTGCATTCTTTATGTTATAGATGTAGATATTGAGATTGAGTACCCAACGGTTAAAGAAAAATAGTAGTGTCCAAAACAGATGTTGAGTGTAAATAAAAATGGACGATTTTGTCGTGTAAATGCCACTAATAACTGAGAGAGTTTTGATTAGTTTGTAAATATAACCTCTTTTTGCTAAATTGCTAATAAAGGAGGAGTTATATGGTTGCAGATAAGTTGAGTGAAAAGACTCGATCAGCAATTAAAGTTAGTTTAGGAATTAGAAAGAGTAGTTCTAAAGCTACTTGTAGTAATTGCTTTTACCGCCCTATAGAGAAGATTTGTAACAAACATCATATTAAAACACAAGATAACGAAACTTGTGATTATTATAAAAGGGATACAAAATTTAAGTTTATAAGTGGTGGGCGAATGTCACCAAGATAGGATTAATCTTGCGTCACCCGATTGGGTGGCGTTTTTTATGAAAAAAAGACCTTTTGTATACTTTGTAAACCAAGTATATAATCACAATTGTAATTATAGTACATACAAATAAATTTTATTAGGTATGTAGAGATAATAAAGTTTAGTGTACTTATTAAAAAACAAATTTTGTAAAAAGCTGTTTAGGAGGGATAACATGAAATTAGGTAAGGCATTATCAATTGTACTAGTATCTGCATTATTAATGGGGGTAACAACGTTGATTCCGAATACCCCGAGTGCCCAAGCTGCTGTCAATGTTCCATATGTGAAACCGGAAATCATTCAGGAACAATGGGCTATCGGTGATTACGTAAATAGTATTGGGCAGGTGTTCGAGGACGCAGCTCGGAATGTGGGTTTTAAAACATCAAAGGCAGAACCGGGGACGTTGGTTGTTGAGCTAAGAAAGAAAGAATATTGTTGCTGGGAGTCAATTCGTACTTCAAATGCTACATATAGAGCCTTTCTTTACAATGAGCCATATATGTTAGATGGTAGAAACGAAAGTGCTCCAGCTGCAACAGATATCTTTGATAAGGCAATGGACTTTATAAATAAAAATGATAAAGAAAACTTCTACCTAAGAATAGCCTTCAATATAAAAAAACCTGACAGTGACCATACGTATTGGTTGGCATTTTTAGGATCGAATGATCCGAGATCTTATTACTATAAGGCTTACTTTTATCCAGGAGTAAATCTTGTTCCTCTATCACGAGCGCAGAGGGATGCCTACTTTAAAGGACAAAATATTAATATTGGTGCAAGCAGTGGAAACAATACCGGTTCTAATACAAGTAACAAACCAACGATTCCAAAACTGAATGTCAAATACATTGGACGATTGGTGGTTAAGAGTAACAATGTTGCTATGTATAATTCGAAAGGTGAGATACACCGTAGGTTGAAAAGAGGAGAAGACATCCGGGTGTATGCGATTCAAGGAAATCGCTATTTAATTGGAGGCGGATATTATGTATTGAAAAGTAGCAGTACCTCTTTCTATGTAGGAACCATTTACTCGAAAAAAGGAGACATGGTTATATATTCGCCTAATGGAAAAGTATATAAAAAAATTAAGCCTAAACAAACTGTGAAAGTTTATTCGACCAAAAACAACGTATATCAAATCGGTGGAGGATACTACGTGCTCCCTGGAAGCAATATTGTATTCCAGCGATAGGGGATGAGGACACGATTATGAATTCGTGAATGAACATAAGTATAAATGGCTGATAACATTCAAATGTTCAAGGTACTAAAAGAAGGCGTATTGGCTCTGATGTCGTAATTTGACGAATAAACAATATGGAAAAGCTTCTCCTTTTGCTGTATGGTGTAGGCGAGAGGAGGGATAGAGATGGAAAATTATAAGGTCACATATTACTTTAGTAAAGAATTTTATGTAACTCAAATTGTGGAAGCTGCCTCCAAGGAAGCAGCAATGAGAGATGTAAAAGGTGAAAAAGTTGTACGTTTTGAAGATTCAAAAGGAATTCTTTATGAATTTGATATGAGTGATGTTAAACTGATTACTGTTAGTGAATTCAAACAACCTAGAGTAATCGCAAAACCTTTCTAATTATAGTGAAAGCATCCTTCGGGGTGCTTTTTTATTCTGAGTGATTTTATGCTCGAGTCACCCTAAATAACCTTGGGCTTATCCTTATTATCTTAACCTGGTTAAAGGAAGGTAAATAAAATATAAAAATAACCAAGAAATTAGTGTTTATATCACCACAAGGCTTATAGAAAAAGCCTGATAAAAGCCAAAAGACCTTACACAGTTCCCTGTAAGGTCTTTTTATTTATAATTTATTTGACTGCGAAGCCCAATCTAATTTGTTCTATTTCTAAAAAGATTGAGCTTCGCTAGGTATTCCAAAATATAAAACTTAGCTATTTCTTGAATTTGTCTGAATAGTATTTTTCAAGACAATATAAAATTAATCCGCCGACTACTGTGCTAACAATGCCCGATATTATATTAAACAAAATATCCATCGTGGTGATTCCCCCTTAAAGGGAATACCCAGCGAGGCTACTAATATGATGTATGCAGAAAAATTGGAAAGTATTCCACTACAAGAACGCTATGGAGCATCTAATTAGGGTGCTTTTTTATTTGGAGTTGATATTTATGAAAGACTGGGCTAAATATTTTTATAAATCGAAAGCGTGGCGACAGTGTCGTGACGCTTATTTTGCTTTTAAGCATGGATTGTGTGAACGTTGTCAGAGACCAGGGAAGATTGTTCATCACAAGATATGGCTTACTTCAGAGAACATCAATGACCCAGATGTTAGTTTGAATTGGAGTAATCTTGAGTTGCTATGTCAAGATTGCCATAACAGAGAACATCATGAGAAGCATAGCGCAACAAGACATGATGTGATGTTTGATGAGAATGGGGATTTGGTGAGGAGTGAATCATATGAAAATCATAATGGTATGTAAAGAATGCACCAAACCAGCAGATGTAGACAAAGAAAAAAGCAACGAGAATTGGACAGTGTATAAAAACACATGCAGCAAATGCGGTGGAAGTATCATTCCAAAAGTTGAATAGCCCCCCTATTTCAAAGTTTAGGAGGTTCAGACAGGGACCGGTGGGGGTACCTTCGCGTAACACACAGGTTTTGCGCGTGACCCCCCTCCCTAAAAACAGACAGAAAGGTAGGTGGTTTTTTATGGCGAGAAAAAAGGAGTTGACGAAAGATGAACGGATTTCGAAGGAGGAAAAACGATTAAGAAAAAGCTACAAGGATTTACCGAAAGATAAAATGCAGGTTGTCGATGGATTGATTCGACGTGCTGCTTACATGCGTGTGACGCTGGAAGACATGGAAAAAGATTTAGACGAAAACGGCTTTGTCGAGATGTTTACGCAGTCTGAAAAGACAGAGCCTTATGAGCGGGAACGACCAGTGGCGCGCTTGTATAATACGATGAATAAAAATTATCAAAGTATCATTAAGCAGTTGTCTGAGTTGTTGCCAAAAGAAGGTCCAAGGGAAGAGGACGACGATGGGTTTGAAGCGTTCGTGATGAGCCGTGACTAAGCAGCGAATGATTAGATATCCTTTGGCCTATAATCCCATTTTGGAGTATTGGGGAAAAATCGAAAGTGGCGAAGAGATCGTTTCGAATAAAGTTCGCTGTGTTTATAAAAAACTCGTCAATGATATCTATGATCCGAATAGTGAGTGGGAATACAACCCGAAGCGTGCCAATCACGCTATTGAGTTCATAGAGAATTTCTGCAAGCACTCCAAAGGAAAGATGGGCGGTAAACCATTTATTCTGGAGCTGTGGCAAAAAGCATTGATCGCATCGGTGTTTGGTTTCGTTCACAAAATTGACGGAACAAGAAAATATCGCGAGTTAATTTTAGTCGTTGCGCGCAAAAACGGGAAATCGGCGTTGGGTTCGGCCATTGCGTTATATATGCAGGTGGCCGATGGAGAACCGGGGCCAGAGGTGGTTTCGGCTGCCACGAAAAAAGACCAGGCAAAAATCATTTGGTTAGAAGCGAAGCGAATGGTCAAAAAATCACCGGCACTGCGGAAGCGCGTAAAGACGTTGGTTGCTGAACTAATCAGTGAATTCAACGATGGTTCGTTTAAACCTTTATCCAGTGACAGTAATACTCTTGATGGATTAAACGTTCATTGTGCATTGATCGATGAGCTCCATGCTCATGCTATTGAAGATAAAAACCTATATGACGTTATCGTTGATGGCATGAGTGCGCGGGAGCAGCCACTCACCGTTATCACGACGACAGCAGGAACCGTGCGCGAAGGGATTTTTGACATTAAGTATGATGAGGCTGAGCGTATCATCAATGGATATGATGACCCTGACGGTTATAAAGACGAACGCGTCTTGCCGATCATCTATGAATTGGACAGTCGTGACGAATGGACGGATGAAAAGTGCTGGAGGAAAGCCAATCCTGGTCTTGGTACTATCAAAAAATATGACGAGTTGAAACGGAAGGTTGAGAAGGCGAAAGCGAATCCGTTACTTGTCAAAAACCTTCTGACGAAAGACTTCAATATTCGCGAAACATCAAGCGAAGCATGGCTCACATTTGAGCAATTAAACAATACGGAAATATTTAATATAGCAAGGCTTTGTCCGACATATGGTATCGGTGGAGTGGATTTATCAAGCACAACCGACTTAACATCGGCTTGTGTTTTATTTATGCTCCCAAACGATGACAAAATTTATTTCGAACACATGTATTGGTTGCCTGGGGATTTGTTAGAGCAACGGGCGAAAGAAGATAAAATTCCTTATGACATCTGGAACGAACAAGGGTTGCTTCGAACGTGTCCTGGCAATAGTGTTCATCCGAAATATGTAACCGAATGGTATTTAGAAGTGATGAATGAAAAAGGAATCTACTTACCTTGGATTGGTTACGACAGCTGGAGCGCTAAATATTGGGTCGAGGAAATGGAAGGTTTCTTCGGAAAAGAGGCGATGATTCCAGTTATCCAGGTCAAAAAAACTTTGTCGGCGCCTATGAAGAAACTGGGGGCTGATTTGGAAGCGAAAAAAGTTGTGTACAACAACAATCCGATCACTAAATGGTGCTTGTCGAACACAAGTATTGAGATTGACAAGAACGGCAATATCCAGCCAATCAAGAGTAACCAACGTCGCCGTATTGATGGTCTAGCAGCAATGTTGAACGCCTATGTCGTGTTGCAACAAAAGTTGAATGATTACCTAAACATGATTTAAAGGAGGTGAGCGTATGGCATTTTGGAACAGGTGGTTTAGAAATAAGACCCCAGAATCGACTGGGATAAAGTTTGAACTAATTACGGAACGCGGCAACGGCTTTTATTCTTGGCACGGCGATCTTTATAAGTCTGATATTGTACGTTCGTCGATAAGACCTACTGCAAGGGCCATCGGCAAATTGGTCGCAAAACATGTGAGGGAAGGCCCAGACGGAATTAAAATTAATCCGGAGCCGTATATGAGATTCCTTTTAGAAGAACCAAATCCGTTTATGTCGGGGCAGATGTTACAAGAGAAGCTGGCAACACAGTTGCTGCTTAACAACAATGCTTTCGCATTGATTGTTCGTGATCCATTCGGATACCCATCGCAAATTTATCCCATTCCTTGTGTGTCGACGGAAGCTGTTTATGATAAATCCGGCGAACTGTATTTGAAATTTACGTTGCGAAATGGGAAGTTGGTACAATTCCCTTATCGTGACATTATTCATTTAAGGCAAGATTTCCATCAGAATGATATTTTCGGGGATAGTCCAGCTGAAGCGATCACATCATTAATGGAAATCATCAATACAACCGACCAAGGAATTGTAAAAGCAATCCGAAACAGTAATGTTATTAAGTGGTTGCTAAAATTTAAACAAGTGCTGCGACCGGAAGATGTGAAAAAGAATGTCGATGAATTCGTACGAAACTATCTGTCTATCGATAGCGAGACGGGCGGAGCGGCGGCAGCTGATGCAAAATACGATATTGAGCAAGTGAAACCAGAAAGCTATGTACCCGATGATAAGCAGATGGATAAAACGATGCAGCGGGTATATAGCTTTTTTAATACCAATGAAAAAATTGTTCAATCGAAATTCACAGAAGACGAATGGGTTTCCTATTACGAGGCAACGATTGAACCAATTGCTATCCAGATGAGTTATGAGTTTACGAGGAAACTATTTAACCGTAAAGAGCGTAGCTTTGGAAACAAAATCATTTTCGAAGCTTCGAATCTGCAATATGCAAGTATGCAAACGAAGTTGTCCTTAGTTCAGATGGTCGATAGAGGAGCCATGACGCCAAACGAATGGCGGCAAATTCTGAACATGGGACCAATTGAAGGCGGAGATATGCCGATTCGTCGCTTGGATACTGCAACCGTATCGACAACGGAAGGAGGTGAGACCGGGGATGAAGGTCAAGGGAAAGGACAATCTGGCCAACCTACTAAAAGTTAAAAACTTTACCGAGACGAGCGCTGACCTCTACTTTTACGGTGACATCGTATCTAGTTGGTGGGGAGCGTGGGATGATACCGATCAATATCCTAGTGCTGTTCGCGATTTTTTGAATGAAGCGAAGGGGAAAAATCTCAATATCTATATCAATAGCGGTGGTGGATCTGTGTTTGCTGGAATGGCTATCTACAACATGTTGAAACGACATGAAGGGTTTAAGACGGTATATGTCGATGGTGTTGCAGCTTCGATCGCATCGGTGATTGCACTAGCTGGTGATAAAGTTATCATTCCAGCAAACGCTTATTTCATGATTCACAAGCCGTGGACAAGTGGATATGGAAACGCCAATGATTTTAGAGAAATGGCTGATATGCTTGATAAAGTTGAAGAGGGCATTCTCAATGTATACAAAGAGCATATCGTTGATGGTGTAGATATTGAGATTATCAAGGAAATGATGGCGAACGAAACATGGATGACAGGGGAAGAAGCAGCAAAGCACTTTAATATCGAAGTAGGACAAGCCATCGAAGCAGTAGCATATAACGGTGAAATTTTAGATAAGTTTCAGAACGCGCCACAACAATTAAAAAAAGTGAGGAAACAAAGTCTTGCTGAATATCAAGCAAGACTTAATTTTTTGAAACTCAAAGGAGGAATGATGGATGAATAAGAAAGAATATCTTGCAAAGCGCAAAGCACTATTAGAAGCAGCAGAAAAAGCGTTAAACGAAGGGAAACTTGAAGAATTTAAAGCGAAGGAAAAAGAAATCAACGATCTGGATGGGCAGTTTGAAGATTTTGCGAAAGCCCAGGCAAACATGAATGCTTTGAAAGACAAAGCGCCTGCTGCTGTCGTTATTGATATGGCAGCTGGTGATAATGGCGTTGTTGCTTCTACAAAGCCAATTGAGGTAAAAGACGAGAAACAAATTTATCTTAACGCATGGGCTAAGGAAATGATGGGGCAACCACTTGCTGAACAAGAAAAAGTGGTATTTGACAAATTTAACGCAGATATTCGCAATGCTATGCAGACAACTGCCACACATGCGGTTATTATTCCGGAAAGTGTTCGCGAAGGAATCTGGCGTGAAGCAGGTGAACTATTCCCGATCATTGGCGATGTTCGCATGACATTTGTTCCAGGTGACTTGACGATCATCAAAGAAACAAACGCCGGTGGTGATGCTGAATGGTATGATGAAGAAACGGAAGTCGCAGACAGCGAATTTGGATTTGGTGAATTGAATCTTACTGGGTGCGAACTTGCAAAATCCATTCCGATTAGCTGGAAACTTCGCAAAATGTCTATTGATGCATTCATCCCTTACATTCAAACATTACTTGCAGAGAAGTTAGGGGCTGCACTGGCGAAAGGAATTGTGAGTGGATTAGGTAAACCAGGAGCAGGAGACACATTTAAAGCACAACCAAAAGGGATTGTGACGGCACTTGTAGCAGAATCCGGAACGCCACAGATTATTGAATATGACGATACAGATGTATTAACTTATGATAAATTGGCGAAAGCGATGGGATTAATCAAATCAGCATACAAGAGCGGCGCTGTGATTTACGCGAAAAGCACGACGATTTGGAATAAGTTAGCACTTATTAAAGACAATCAAGGACGACCTTTGTTTGTTCCTGATGTTACTAGTGGTGGAGTTGGACGTATTTTCGGTTTACCAGTCAAAGAAGAGGATTCCGTTCCTGATGATGCTATCTTGTTTGGTAACGTTACACGAGGCTATGTGATAAACGTGAATGAGGATATGACAATTTATACAGAAGATCACGTAAAGAAACGTTATACGGATTACATGGTGTATGCGATTGTTGACGGCGATGTCATGACAACTAAAGCATTTGCTTACATTCGTAAGAAAGTTCAAGTTTAATAAGACGGGGGGGGTTTCCCGTCTTTTTCTTTTGGAGGTGACTGAAATTGGCGAAAAAGAGAACGGAGAACAATGAAGTGTTGATAGAAAAGGAGACAGTAGAAATCAACGAAACACCGGAAATACAGGGTGGTGGGTTTAAGGTACAAGACGAAACAGTGGAAAATGATGATGTGAAGATTGCCAAAGAGACGACAGAGAAAACTATCGTATTTCAAGCAGTACGGCCTATGACGTTCGAGGAACATATGGAAATCTCACGCCGGCTACGCCATGAGCAAAAACAAAGTGGTGTAACCATTGTGTTATTGCCTTACAGTGGCAAAGTTGGTGAATAACCATGTTGGAATCTGTAAAGCTAGCATTACGTGTGACCATCAGTGATTTTGACGAGGAAATTCAAGATTTAATTAACGCGGCAAAACGCGATCTTGGGGTTGCTGGTGTTGATGTTATTGATGAAACCGATCCGTTGATTCGTCGCGCTATCATCACCTACTGCAAAGCGAATTTCGGCTATGACAATCCAGAAGCAGAAAGATTTCAACAGTCATACGACATGTTGAAACAGCATTTAAGTTTGTCATATGACTATCGGGTGGTGGATGAAACTGCGACACAATGATGTTATTTATCTTATTTTCACGTCCATTATCGAAGACGAAATTGGCAATCAAATAGAACAAAACATTGAAAGAAAAGTCTATGCCAATGAGTTTTCTGTTTCGGTGACCGAATACTACAATGCGGCAGCTACAGGTATGAGACCGTCAAAGTCATTCGAAATATATTCATTTGAATATCGAGGCGAGGAGAAATTGAAGCACGAGGACATCATTTACCGTATCATTCGTGTGGAATCACGGGGCGAGAAAACGAGGATTACATGTGAAAGGGTGGTTGGTGATGCCTAACATCTCAATCGGCCAATTAGCAAATGAGATTGTGAGCGCGGTTCGCGAATACACCGAAGACGTTTCAAATGGTATTGAGAAGAAAGTCGATGAAGTCGCCAATAAAGTTTTAAAAGAGGTACAGGCATCGGCTCCAAAGCGAACAGGTGAATATGCTCGAACCTTTGTGAAAACCAAGGAAGGTGGCTATGGCCAACACCGCCGGATCATTTGGAACAAGAAACACTACCGTCGTGTTCATTTGTTGGAATTCGGTCATGCAAAGGTGAATGGTGGTCGTGTCCAGGCTTTTCCGCATTTACGTCCGGCGTATGACAAACATACGACTAACCTTGACGATGAAATCAAGCAAATCATAAGGAATGGTGGTTAATGACACAAGTTGAATTGTTTCAAGCGTTGAAAAGCGTCGGCTATCCTATTGCATACGGTTCATTCACTGATCCTGTGACACCGCCATTCATCACATATCAATTTGTAAACTCAAACGACCTAATTGCCGATAATACCAACTATGTATCTATTGAAAATTTCCAGGTCGAGCTATACACAGCGAAAAAGGACCTTACGACCGAGCAAAAAATACAGGATAAGCTCAAGGAATTGGGCTTACCATATCGCAAATTTGAGGCCTACATTGATGAAGAAAAGCTATATCAAATTGTCTACGAAATTCAAATACTAGGAGGATGATAGCATGTCACAAAACAAAGTCACGTTTGGTTTGGAAAAGGTACACATTGCTTTTATTGATGAAACTGCCCAGACACAGCCAGCTTGGAAACCGCCAATTGCTTTGCCTGGCGCTGTAAAATTCAGTCCGGAACCGCAAGGGGAAGAAAGCACATTCTACGCGGATAACGGACCGTACTTCACTTATACATCAAACAATGGCTACAACGCCGAACTCGAAATCGCAAATATTCCAGACGCGGTGTTGGCTGAAATGCTCGGTTGGGAAATTGACAACAACGGCATGCTTGTCGAAACAACGGATGGTATGCCAAAAGAATTTGCGTTGATGGGGCAAGTCCTTGGAGACAAGAAAAATCGTCGTTTTGTCTACTATCGCTGCAAAGCGAGTCGTCCAAGCAAGGAACACAGCACACGTGCTGAATCGGTAGAACCAGCAACAGAGAAGCTGAACATTCGTATTTTGCCAATTGAGGCGAGCGGCAGAAACCTTGTTCGCGGCGTAATGGAGTTGAGCGACACGAATGCAACAGCATACAACGCCTTCTTTAACTCTGTTTATGTTCCAAACTTCGGAACAGGAGGTAACTAATTATGAGAACGATCCAAGTTGGTAATCAAACGATTGGAATCAAAGGAACAGTGTTGACATCGTTCTACTATAAACAGGCTTTTGGTCGAAGTTTATTAGGTGATTTATATAGCATGGAAAGTCTCCAAAAAGATCATTCAAAATTCGATGAATTGCTTTTGCTTCAATTTACTTGGGCTTTAGCAAAAACCTATAATGGCCCAGGGAAGGGGTTCCCCGATTTCGAGACTTGGTTGACCCAGTTAGAACAAGTTGATTTTTCAGATCAAGGTACATGGCAAGCTGTATTGTTTGAAATCAAAGATGGCTTATTTCCCAGAAGCCAACGACCTGGACCAAAGGGAAGTGGAAATCACAAACACAAAAATAGAAGATGATCCGACGATGAAGCTTTTAGTGATAGGAAAACGAGCAGGTCTTTCATTCGAAGAGATCAATGAATTTCGGGTGAAAGATCTTTTTTCTTTTACAGAGGTGTATACAGATCTTCTGTTAGAAAAGGAAAAGCCAGTAAGACGAATGGCTACGCAAGCGGATATTGATGCATTCTTTGCGTGAAAGTGAGGTGAAAGCATGGCAGAAACGGTACGCGGCATAAACGTCGTCATTGGAGCGGATACAACGAAGCTCGGAAAGGCTCTGTCTGACGTTGAATCGAAAAGTAAAAGTATCCAGTCTGAACTGAGACAGGTCGATCGTCTTTTGAAATTTGATCCGTCCAACACGACGTTACTTGCCCAAAAGCAACAACTTCTTGCCCAGCAAATTGAAAACACAAGCGAAAAACTCAATCGCTTGAAATCGGTACAGCAGCAAGTCAATGAGCAGTTTGCACGAGGAGAAATCAGCGAAGGGCAATACCGGGCATTTCAACGCGAGCTCGAAAAGACGGAAGGGCAACTTCGAAACTTGCAAAGTCGACTTGAGGAAACAAAACAGGAGCAAGAGCGAATTGCGACATCTACTAAGCAACTTCAAACCTTGTTTCAAGCGACAGGCAAAAACATAGATGATTTTGCAAATGTGCTTGATGGTAGATTAGTTAGCGCAATCAAGAGTGGGACGGCTTCATCGAAACAGTTGGACGACGCGATTGAGAAAATTGGCCAAGCTGCGCTTGGAACAAACGTTGATCTCGACAAAATGAAAAAGGCTCTTACTTCTGTTGATGATGGAAATTCACTGAAAAATGTCCGGAAAGAATTGAAGAACTTGGCGAACGAGGCGGATGAAGCTGAAAAATCATTCAGTGAACTTGGGGTTGAACTCGAGAACATCGCAGGTGCACTTGTTGCTGGCGGAGGGATTGCAGGAGCAGTCGAGAAGGCACTTGATGTTTCTACCCTAAAAACGAAAATAGACGTAACATTTGAGGTTCCAGAAGAGTCAAAGAAATCAGTAGAAGAAGCCGTGAGGACAATACAAGCATATGGAGTTGATGCAGAAGCAGCACTTGAGGGAGTTCGACGTCAATGGGCTCTCAACAAAGGAGCGAGCGACGAATTAAATACATCTATTGCGAAAGGTGCGGCGGCGATCGTTTCATCTTATGATGGCGTTGATTTTACAGAACTTATTCAAGAAACTCACGAAGTGGCGTCGGAATTAAAGATTTCAAACGAGGATGCGTTGGCGCTCATCAACTCTTTGTTGAAGGTCGGTTTCCCACCAGAACAACTTGACATCATCGCCGAGTACGGTCAACAGTTGCAACGGGCTGGCTACGATGCACAGGAAATTCAAGCGATTTTTGCAGCTGGTGTTGAAACAGAAACATGGAATATCGACAATTTGCTTGATGGTCTGAAAGAAGGAAGAATACGTCTAGCAGAGTTTGGACAAGGCATAGATAAAACGACCGCCGGATTGTTGAAAGGAACAGGTATTTCCGCCAAACAGTTGCAAGAATGGGGAGAAGCAGTTGCCGCAGGCGGGGAAAAAGGGCAAAAAGCGATGGTTGAAGTTGCTAAAGCCCTCAATGGTGTGAAAGATGAAACTACAAAAAATGCGCTCGGCGTGCAGATTTTCGGAACGATGTATGAAGATCAGGGACAAAACATCATCGACACGCTTCTAAATGCGAAAACTACGACGATTGATTTCGGAAAGAACCAAAAGCAATTAAATGACCTTGTTTCTCAAATGGATGCTTCCCCAGCCGTTCAATTGCAACAAGCTTTTGCAGACTTAAAAACTGCATCTGAACCTCTTCTAGACATCATAGCTGATGTAGTTTCAAAAATAGCGGAATGGGTATCAAATAATCCAACGTTAGCGGCAACTATTGCGGCAATAGCTTCTGTAATTGGAATACTTGTTGGTGTGGCGATGGCTTTAGCACCAATATTTGCTACGCTTTCAGGACTTGCGGCAGCTTTTGGAGTCAGTGTTGGAACTATCGCAGCAACGGCAGCGATTGTAGTTGCGGCAATCGCAGGGCTGATTGCAATAGGTATACTAGTCTATAAAAACTGGGATCAGATTAAGACATTTCTACTAAAAACGTGGGATGCAATTAAGACAGCGGCAGTTGCTGTGTGGAACGGAATGAAAGCAACACTTACAGCGGTATGGAACACGATAAAAACAGTTGCTACCTCTGTCTGGGATGGAATTAAGTCGTATTTTACGACGGTTCTAAATGCCTATAAAACAATCTTTATGACAGCCTGGAATGCAATTAAAACAGCTATAACTGTCGTTTGGAATGCGATAAAAAATACGGCCAGCAGTATATTTAGTGGAGTAAAGAACACGATTTCAAATATATGGAACGGGCTTAAATCAACAACAGTGAGCGTATGGAACAGCATTAAATCTGCTATCACTAGTCCGATTCAATCGGCAAAGGACAAGGTTCTAGGCATCATTAATACGATTAAAAATGCTTTTACAAAATTAACATTGAAGATTCCAAAACCGAAGCTTCCAGATATCGATGTAAATTGGAAAAAACTTGGCGTTGGCGACCTTTCCGTAAAAATCCCGACTTTTTCTGTGAATTGGCACGCTGTCGGAGGGGTTTTCACTAAGCCTGTGATTTTTGGAAACGCAGGATTCGGAGATGTAGAAGAAGCGATTGTTCCGTTTGAAGGTAGACATGCGCGGAGAATTGCAGATTTAATTGCAAGAGAAATGGATAAATACCAACAGTCTCAGCAAACGGGTGTTCTTCAAGTAGAAGTTCCAGTGTTTTTGGATGGCCGGGAAGTAGCAAGAGGTAGCTATCGATATATCAATGAAATGCAACAAAAAGAACAGCTGAGGGCATCCCGTTTTGAAGGGAGGTAGGTTATGTCAAGTTTCACTTTTAACGGCGAACGGATGGATTCTGTTGTCGTGCTTCGGGGGAGGAAAAGACCGCCTTGGGCACCAGTTCAACGGAACGTGTTGAAGATGCCAGGGTTTCCTGGTGGGTATCTCCAAAATACAGAAATCGATGTTCGGATATTAGAGGTACCGATTTTCATTAAAGGAGATAACCTTACACATCTACAGCGAGTAAAAGAAGACTTAGCTGCATGGCTAGTTACGGACGAACCGAAAGAATTGATTTTCGATGATGACCCAACAAGGATTTACTACGCCGTTGTGGATGATACATTCGATTTTGAAGAAATTATTCAATTCGGACAGGGAACGATTCGTTTCCTTTGTCCTGATCCGTATGTATATGGACAAGAACAAACACTCAACATTCAATACGATGGGAATGAACAAACGGTTGTTGCACAAAACAACGGAAGTGCGCCGACGTATCCGAAATTTGTGGCCACTTTCAATCAACCAACAACGTTTTTTGACATCATTACCCCATCCGATTACATGCGAATCGGGAAACCAGTCAGTGTTGAAGAAATGGAGGTGCCACGCGAGGAAGTCATGGTCGACGATGAATGCCAATCAACAACAGGATGGGGAAGCGCAACGGAGATCGATGGCACAGCGACAGGAACGATGACATCGGATGGATTGAAATTTCATGTGACCAACTACGGTACCGGAAGCGGCTGGCACGGACCCGCATTGAAAAAGTCGTTGTCGTCACCGATTCAAGATTTCATTGTGGAGGTATGGGTCACACAACGATCGACAGCACCAAACCAAGTGGGAAGGGCAGAGTTCTATTTACTAGATGTGAACAACCGGACACTTGGAAAAATGGCCATGAAAGACTGGATGAAAGATACACATCTGAACTATGGAGAAGCTAGGATAGGCGACAGCGCGCAAGGTACAACCATTATCAACTACGCTGGGAATCACAAAGTTTGGAATGACTTCTATGGTATATTGCGATTGTCCCGAATAGACAACCTTTGGACAGCCTACATTGGAAAATATGACATCAATACAGGAAAGCATTATGCACGTTTGACTGAAACCTTCCGAGATGTGGATGGAAAATGGGATGATCCACTGGCGCAAATTGTAGTGCATCTAGGAGCACGTGCAAACTACCCAACAACAATACAATTCATCGACAAAGTGAAAGTGTGGAAAGTGAATCAAAATACAACGCTGGAGGTTCCGTATATCGCGCAAGCTGGTGACGTCATCGAGATCGACCATGCTACCAATGCTATTTTCAAAAACGGGGAACCATTTTTAAGCGCAAAAGATTTCGGCGCTAATTTTTTTGCGCTCGAGCGAGGGCAAACAGAAATAGCGATTAATCCTGCAGGAGTCGCAACCGTACAAATGACGTTTAGGGAGCGATGGAGATGATACACGTTCTGGATAGAAAGACGGAAAAAATTGTTGCAACACTTGAAAATAAAGTCGGTTATCCAGCGCTCTTTTGGGATGATCGACACAGCGAAAAAGAGGAAAATAACTACAATACGTATGAGTTCACGACAGTGGATGATGGAACCAACCTAGCGGCTGAATATCTGGTGAACAAAAACAAAATCATCATTCAGGATCTTGATGGCTATTTCATCCCATTCACGATTGAGGAAGCCGAACAAGACAGCACAGGTGGACAGCGTGTGAAACGCATCTATGCAGAAGGCGAACATATGGAATTGCGGACAGCAAAAATCATCGAACCAACAACGTTGACGGGAGCCACGATTAACACGGCCCTGGATTTTGTGTTGGAAGGGACCAGATGGCAACGCGGCATCACAGAATTTGCTGGTTCGAGAACGATCAAGATCACTGAATATACAACGGCGTTGGCTTTTCTCAACGCAATCGCATCTGAATTCGATGTTCAACTTCGTTTCCGTGTAGAAATTGACGGAAACCAAATCGTCGGTCGGTACGTGGATGCATTGGTGACGGAAGATATTTTCGACGGGAAGGAAATCACATTTGGAAAAGATGCCATCGGTATTCGGCGTACTGAAAATAGCAGCGATATCTATACCGCACTCTATGCGATTGGTCCGGCAGACGAGAACGGTAAATACGTGACGATCGAGAGCGTGAATGCAGGGCTGAAGTATGTAGAAGACCGCGAAGCACTCGAGCGATGGTCACCAGATGGGCGTCATCTATACGGAATTTTTCAATATCAGTCGGAAGGCGATGAGAGGGTCACCCCGGAACTTCTCAAGCAGAAAGCGCAGGAAGCTCTCAAAAACTATATTGATAGCGTCGTAAAATATGAAGTCGACGCAGTGGCATTAGAGCGAATCACTGGACTTGAACATGAGAAAATTCGAAAAGGAATGACGGTCTGAATCAAGGACGAGAAATTCAATCCTCCACTCTATCTTGAAGCACGGGTACTGGAAACAGAGCGATCTTACACCGCAAAAGATCGTGATACATTCGTGCTAGGAAACTATCGGCAAATAGAAGTTGTGAAGGACCCAGCCATTGCAAAAATCCAATCGAAGCTGTTCAGAAACGAAAATGCATGGTCTTCTAGTACTCGGTTGATTCGCAGTGACACACCGCCGGGGGATACTCACGCCATATGGATTGACACTACCAAAACCCCAGAAGTTCCGATGACATACGACTTTACATCGAGCGAATGGAAAAAAGCAAGTCCAACGGCGGCGGAGGAAATCGGGGCAGAAACACCTAGCGGTGCACAGCAAAAAGCAGAGGCGGCCAAACAAGAAGCAATTCAAGCTGCAGCAGAGGACGCAACCGAAAAAGCAAATCAAGCGGAACAAAACGCGAAAGAGGCTGTTGAGAATGGGCAAGTAAATTTGCCAGCTAACAAATTAATTGGTGCTATCAATACGGCTACAAATAAAATCCAAGCAAGTTCTCAATTCTATTGGGAAGGTGGCGCTTTAATTGCGGTTGACCCCAATAATCCTAACAATGTTGTAAAAATATCAAGTGGTGGTATTGGGGTTTCATCGGATGGCGGGCAAACGTTTAGAAATGCTATTACAGGTGAGGGAATCGTCGGCACGGAAATTATCGCTGAATCCCTTTCATCCATTTCAGCAAATTTAGGAACGGTTACAGCAGGGATATTAAGAGCTGTTACATTAGATTCTGCCACAGGAACATTCTCCGGTTCCCTTAAAACACAAACATTATTAATCGATTCGCAATCGAATCAGTCTCATATGATAAAGATGAGAATGGATGTCGTTGGATCAATACCCCATTATGCGATATTCAAAGGGTTCACTGATCCCGTTGCTGGAACTACACTTCATGTATGTGAAGATCTTAACGGCAACGAAGGTGCTTTCGATGTAATTCGTTTAGATACCTTCCTATTAGATTTAGGCTATGGTGATCTTGTAACGATAGGGAGAATTGTGACAAATAGTTCTGTGACTGCATATGGAGGTTTGGATGTTGTTGATAATGTAGTTTCAACTTCGGGTAGAGGTTGGATTGCACCTACACTTCTAAATGGATGGGTAAACAACGGTTCAGGTTTTGAAATTGCTGGCTATTACAAAGACGCTCTTGGTTTTATACGATTAAAAGGACTCATCAAAGGTGGAACAATGGGAACGACAGCGTTTGTATTGCCTGCCGGATACCGACCTTCCTCAAGACGGGCGTTTCCTGTGATTACGTCTGGAGGTCTGGGGCGCGTGGATATTGACACAGCCGGAAACGTTATTGTGATGTCTTATGGAACAGCATCCAATGGCTATGTGAGTTTAGAAGGAATATGCTTCAACACATAACGAGGTGTTCGTGATGATAAAACAAGTTTCAAGGGTCGATGAAGCCGGTTTTTTCATTGAACCGGTTCTTGTTGATGAAAAGGATACTTTATCTCCAGATTTAATCAAAACTCCTGTACCAGAAGGATTTTATAAGCCAAGATGGGATGGAACCCAGTGGGTAGAAGGCATGTCAGAAGAGGAATTTAATCAGTTAAAAGCCAATCAGCCTGAACCATCACCATCTAGTGATGAGTTAAAACTGAGAGTTGAAAATGTTGAAGGGGCTGTCATAGGCTTAATGGATTGGATGTAAGGAAGGAGAAGGAGATGAAGGATATGTATCAATTCGTTTTAAACATGTGGGTATTCGGAAAGGTAACGGAGCAACAAGTAAGGAGCTATGCACAAAAAGGATTTATTACGCAGCAAGAAGCCGATCAAATTTTAGCGACGCCGCAGGAGGTGAAATAACATAATGGAAAGAGTAGATTTAACCATCAAGTACATCTCAGCTATAATCGGAGCAGTTATCTCATTTACGTTTGGGGGATGGCATACATTGTTAAGTATTTTATTAGCATTTGTCATACTGGATTATGTATCAGGATTCATTGCAGCAGGCATAGAAGGGAAATTGAACAGCAGTACAGGAATGAAAGGGATCGCCAAAAAAGTGGCGGTTTTTTTTGTGGTTGCCGTGGCTCATATGATGGATGTTGCTCTTGGTTATGATGGCCATATTTTGAGAGATGCAACAATCTTTTTCTTTTTGGCCAACGAAGCATTATCCATCCTTGAAAACGTTGGGAGAATCGGGGTTCCTATCCCATCAGCATTGCAAAAAGCTGTTGATATTTTAAGTGATAAAAGTAAAGGAGTTGATAAATAATGGTGAAAATCGTACTTGATGCAGGACATGGTGGAACAGATAGTGGGGCTGTAGGGAATGGTCTACTTGAAAAAAATCTCACTCTGAATATCGTCAAAAAAATCGGTGACATGCTCAAAGACTATGAAGGGGTGGAAGTCATCTACACACGGACGGATGATCGTTTCATTGAGCTTTCTGAACGCGCGACGATCGCGAACCGAGCGAAAGCCGACTTTTTCTTGAGTGTGCATATCAATGCTGGCGGAGGGACGGGATTTGAATCATACATCTATAACGGAAAAGTCAGTTCCGCAGCGATTGCTTATCAAAATGTAATCCATCAAGAAATCATGAAGTCGATTGGTAATGTTAACGACCGAGGCAAGAAACGTGCGAACTATGCTGTGTTGCGAGAAACGAATATGCCAGCCATCCTAACAGAGAATCTTTTCATTGATAGTGCTGGCGATGCTGCAAAACTCAAATCAGAACAATTCCTTCTGCAAGTCGCACATGGCCACGTTGAAGGAATTGCCAAAGCATTCGGCTTGAAGAAAAAAGCTACAACGCTGACACAAACAAAAACGAGTACAACACCTGCACAAGAAAAACTCTATCGTGTGCAAGTCGGGGCGTTCAGCGACAGAAAAAATGCAGAACGGCTTGCGGAAGAGTTGAAAAAGAAAGGATATCCGACGATTATTGTGTGATTGTTTCCCCTGCCTCTAGGCAGGGGATTTTTTTTGTTTGGTGTGGATAGGAATTTTAAATCATTATTACTTCTTGGTGTTTTCCTCTATTGTCATAAAAATCCTCGAGAAAACTTCCTGAATCGTTTTTTTGTTTTTTATATCATTATACAAACGATATTCCCAGTATTTAGGTCCGCTCTTGGTATTAAGGTATCCTGTTGCATAACTTTTAGATCCTGTTTTTAAAGCTCCTTCATATGTTAATGATTCATCCACAAAAGGTAAATAAGACTTTTCTGATTGAATAAAGAAAAAAGGGATTTTAGAATTTCGATAAACCTTAGCATATTTGCTTGCGGCGGCTTCGGATAGATGCTCTTTCATAATAAAAACAGCATCGTAGGAATTAAATTTTTCGTTTTCCAAATCAGAAAATTTTATGGAAACAAACTCTACGTTTTTTTCCCTTACCTCTGGCGGTTTTCCAATTACTCCAATTTTTAATGGTCGACCTTCGTATTCTTTAAAATCCATAAAAGCAGTATTAAAAGTACTACAAGCCGTTAATAAAAATGTTTGAAGTAACAATACTATCGAAATAATAAAGGTTTTAGTTTTTGCAAGTCTCATGTGTGTCATCCCCCTAGTATTCGAAACTACTCTTCAAATATTTTAATCTAAAAATTGTAAAAAATAAATTAAATTAACTAAAAATAAACTTAATTTATTTATATAAAAAATTTTTTTTAAAAAAAGAAGGAATTTTAATAATAGGATAGAATTATATATTTCGACAAAAATAAACTTTTTTGGGGGTATTTCGATGAAAAAATTGTTGCTTTCTGTCTTACCAGCTTTTTTTATTGCCCTGTTGCTTAGTAACAACGCTTTAGCAGCAACAAAGAGTGATGCAGAATTAGACAAAATAAGAAAATCTGGTAACGATTACACAGTGGATCTTACTTATGAACAAGCGGTCAAAAGAGCTGCAGAGCTTTCTGGGAAATCTGTAGATGAAATCAAAAAGGAGAATCCTCAGCCAAATTCAACCAAGGCTGCTACTAATGCTTCCATTACTTCAGCCACTACTTCTGCTACTTGTGGTTGGGTAGAGACTCTTACTACATTAAGTGTTTCAAGCACTTATAAACCTAAATTATCAGTAATTCTTTCCGCTTGCAGAGATGGCTCTTTTGGTTGGGTACAAACAAATGTAAAACCTATGTACCAAGGTATAGTCGCAGATTCAAAAAAATTTGATGGTGACGTTCAAGTTGATCTAGAAAGTACTGGTTTTTACTATGTTGTAAACGGCAGATTCTATAATAATGGTACAGTTACACACACAGGAACTACGGGAGCAAACACAGTTTGGACAGCAACCTATTCTGTTTCCTATTCATCAGATTTTTACAAGTCTTATTACTCGGGTTTGAAATGGAGAGCAGTTGTTAACTAATAAAGATCTACTACATCATCTCCTTTACAAACAAAGATTAGTTTAAAATTTCGTCTTTCAACACTTTGAGTCCCCTCCGTTTGGCGGGGGATTTTTTATTTCCATTACATATTTCGACAATATTCGCGTTGTGAATATGGTACTTTTGGAATCGTGAAAATATATAAAGGGGGCCAAAGTATGAGTGAGAAGAAAAAGAAACCTTTTTACAAACGATGGTGGTTTTGGGTTCTAGCCATAATCGTTGTTGCAGGTGTAGCAGGAGGCGGCGGAGAAAGCAGCGATCAATCAAAGAAAAATGAGAAAAAAGAAACGGCAGAAACAGCAACAACTACAACAGCAACTCCTAAGTCTGAAGAGAAAAAAGAAACGCCAGTTAAAGAAGAAGATACTATTCCAAGAGAATATAAAGCAGCACTACAAAAAGCGGAGTCATACGCTGAAACTATGTATATGTCAAAGGCAGCAATATACGATCAGTTAGTTTCGGAGTACGGCGAAGCATTCCCGAAAGAAGCGGCGCAATACGCTATCGACAATCTTAAGTGGAATTGGAAAGAGAATGCGTTGAAAAAAGCACAGACTTATGCAAAAGAAATGAACATGTCTAATTCGGCAATCTATGAACAGTTAATCTCGGAACATGGTGAAAAATTCACCAAGGAAGAAGCACAATACGCTATTGATAATTTGAAATAAGAAGCAGAAGCCTACTCGCTTTGAGTAGGCTCTTTTTTTGTTTCCTCATAAACGACTTCGCAAAGATCTTCTAAAGATACGCCGATTATACACGAAAGCACATAAGCTTCCTCCAGGTTTGGTTGCGTAACATTTTTACACCATTTATGGAAAGTTTGCTCCGATACACCCATTTTCTCAGCCACACGTTTTTGAATCAGTCCTTTGTCTTTTATCCAGTATTTGATTCTGTTGCGAAAAACGCCTTTAATAGTTTCTCCCTCCCGAAAGTTAATATGACTGTATTTCTTCAACATTCCTTCAAGTCCTCTAATACATTAATTTAACAAAAATTAAATTAAAATTTAATTTTTAGGTATATCCCCGTTTTACTGCTCATAACATGTACCAAAGACGTCGCCCAGACGTCAAAACACTGAAAGGGGAAATGATGAATGACAAAAGAATTGGCTCAACAACTATTGCAAATAAAAGACGTCTATTTGACGTCAGAGGGGAGAAAGATGCTTGAGGCCATTGCAAATGGAGCAGCGCCGGTGACGTCAACCCAATGAATGTGTATCGCCCTACTGTCCGGTACGCTCCTATTTTTCGCGATTATGTGGATGCAGTGTTTCGCGCGACGACATTGGATCGCAATCAAATCATTCGAGCTGCTCTTTTTACCGCGGCGCACGCAAAAGAATTTCAAGCGATTTTGAAGCAGTATCAGAAAAAAGACGTCCCTCTCCCCTCTCCTCTTTGGGAAGTGTCGGACCACCAATTATGGCTGGAACAATGCCCGGAAACGGGGAAGGGAGGTGATGACGTCAATGTTGACTCCACACGAGGAAGAGAAACTGCGACTACTTCTGAACATGCTGCAGGATCACGATTACTACAACAGAATGTACCGTCCACAAATCGACGTGTCAAATCGCCTTCGCGACGAGAGGGGGAGATTCCTGCCGAACAACGCGGACCAATACGCCTTCGGGAAACAGGGGGAATTGTTATTAGATTTGAGTGATATTGATGAAGATGAACCACCTCGGGAGATTAAATTAGTCAAAGTGGAGGGGACTTACGGGACGTATCGCGTTGAAGAGAAAATGAAGCCAAGTGATGTAGTTGCGCTTGTATGTTTTGTTATTATTCTCATCATCGTTTATTTTTCCTGACTCATGTCATGATAAAAAGGCGGAGTAATCTTCTGCCTTCTGTTTTTCAGATTCTGGATTGCGATGGCAATATTTTTGATGCCACAATGATGCCCATTAAAATATAGTTCCATATTGTTCGGTGAATTTTTGGAGGAAAAGACCAACATATAAACTAAGAAAAAACAAGGAAAAATCACTTGATATTGTGCGAAATTATTATCTAATGAATGGGCGGCATGATGTAAT